CCCGGCACTATCGCCGCCGTTAGCCTCTGAGGGGTCGTAGCCTATCCAAACAGGGCGATCGCCGAAGGGATGCAGCGCATACGGATTAAAATCAGTCCATTCGACAAGGCTGTCGACCATGCAGCTCTGTAACTCCTCAAAGGGAAAAACTGACGCTTTATCATCGACAAACTCGCACATCAGTAGGTTTTGATATTCGGAAGGTGCGTATTCCAGTGACAACTGGTCAAGGTCAAACAGGTTACAACCACCGGCGAGCGCATCCTCAACCGTAACAATTTGCCGCCACTGCCCATCGGCACAAAGCGCGCCATTCGCTAAATGGCTGTGGCTTAGGTCGAGCTGTATGCGCTGGTCTTTGTTGCGGCGGCCTTTGTTAAAGAGTTCGCCAGACCAGAACGGGTAAGCGCTGTGTGCGAGGCTGGATGGCGTAGAAAAGTAGGTTGTGCGCCATTTCTTGTGGAGCGACATGCCTGACGCCACTTTTCGCAGCTCTTGGAATTTAGGTATCCAGAAATACTCATCAAGATAGAGATTTCCGGTGTAGCTCTGCGCCGTGCGGATATTTGTCCCTAAGAAAAATAAGCGCGCGCCATTGGGTAACACCATCGGGTCGCCTTTGAGATCCACATCGACCAAGCGGGCGAAATCAATAATGTAATTACGGAAAACGTGCGCCTGTGCTTTGCTCGCGGAGATAAAAATCTGGTTGCGCCCTGTTTGCAGCGCATCGAGCAACGCCTCGCGAGCAAAGAAGAACGTTGCACCAATCTGGCGGGATTTAAGAATGTTACGGATTCGGTGCTGGAGCCCGGCGTTATACCAATGCATTTGGTATTCGAACGTCGTTTCCATAAACAGCTCGCGCAGTTTCTCCTCGGCGTCCTCACTAAAGACATTTTTCTCGGCTGGCTTGCGTTCGCCCTTGTTGCGGTTGCGTACATTTGGGTTTAAGTCAGCCTCATTACCGCTATTCATGTAACGGTTAACGCGCGCCAGTCGCTCTATCTGGCGGCCTAACAGGTCAATCTCTTTGTAGTCGCAAGCCTCCTTTTTCGATTTCATCACTAATTGAATTAACCGCGCCTCGATGCTGGTTTCTACGCGAGATATCGGCGCGATGGCATCCCACTGCTCGCGTGTTTTCCAACTCTGCACGGTCGGTTTTTTTAGGCTCAGCGTTTCCGCAATTTGCCCCACAGAGAACCCTTGCCAGTAAAGCAATGCAGCCTGACGGCGTGGGTCGCTGATGATGGTGGTATCGAGGTTTGTATTCATGAGGCAAAGGCTACTTAAGCCCCGAGGGGCGCGCCTTATGTGCCTGTTGTGCTGGGGATTGTCAGACGTTGATTAATAGCGCCGCCGATGCTGGGTGGGGAAACTAAGTCCGAACCTAACCCACCCCACCCACTCAGGACTCCTGCAATGGCAAAAAAAGTAATTTCAAAGTGGTTTCGCATCGGCGTCGAGGGCGACACCTGTGATGGCCGCAAGATTAATGCTGATGATATTCAGCAAATGGCCGACACCTTTGATACTCGCGTCTATGGCTGCCGCATTAACTTGGAACACATCAAGGGGCTTTACCCTGATGGGGATTTTAAGCGACTCGGCGACGTCGTCGAGTTGAAAGCGGAGAAGATTGACGATGATTCAATCTTGAATGGCAAATTAGCGCTATTCGCAAAAATAGCACCGCTCGATGATTTGATCGCAATGGTTAAGGCCGGTCAGAAAATTTATACCTCCATGGAGATTTATCAAAACTTTGCGGAGACCGGTAAATCTTATTTAGGTGGCCTCGCGGTCACTGATGACCCCGCCAGCCTTGGCACTGAAATGCTGGAGTTTAGCGCGAGAGCCAAGGTTAACCCGCTCGCCGGTAAGAAAGATCATCCAGATGATTTATTTTCCGTTGCGACGCTGGTCGAGCTGGAGTTCGACGAGCTGCACGAAGGTGCATTCTCTCTGTTAGGTGAAAAAGTCAAAAGCATGTTTAGCCGTAAACAAGCTAGCGATGACGCTCGATTTAAAGAAGTCCATGACGTAGTGGGCGAAGTGGTTGAGCAGGTGCAAGCCTTTGGTGAAAGCACCGAAAACCGCCTAAGCACCGTCGAGCAGGAATTTAACGCCTTTAAAGACGAAATCAAGAAGCAGCTAACCGCCGGTGATGAACAACTCGCCACCCTGAAAAAAACCATCGATAACACTGAAAATCATAGTCAGCCACGTCGCCAGCGCGCCACAGGTGGGAACGGGCAAGAGCTCAACCTGACGGACTGCTAACGCGCTATTTATTGATGCACAACACAAAGCCTCTATTTTTCTATTTAGGAAACCGCAATGCGTAAAGAAACACGTTTTAAGTTTAATCAGTACCTGTCACGACTGGCTGAATTGAATGACATTGAACTCAGCTCTGTGAGCACGAAATTCAGTGTTGAGCCCTCAGTGACCCAAACCCTTTACCAAAAGGTGCAAGAGTCATCCTCGTTTTTAAAACTTATCAACATGGTGCCCGTTGCTGAGTTGACCGAGCAAAAGGTCGGTGTAGGTGTAAATGGCAGTATTGCCAGCACCTCAGACACGGATAATAACGTTAAGCGTAAAACCGCCGATTTTACGGGGCTGGAGTCCTATAAATACTTCTGTGCGCAGATTAACTTTGACTACCACATGAAGTACAACAAGCTCGACCTATGGGCGCGCTTTGAAGCATTCCAGACCCTTATCCGCGATGCGATTGTGCTACGTACTGCGCTTGATTACATCACGATCGGTTTTAACGGCGTTAAGCGTTCGCCAACGTCTGACCGCGTGCAATATCCATTACTGCAAGACGTTGCTGTCGGTTGGTTGCAGAAATATCGCAACGAAGCCCCTGAGCGTGTGATGAGCGAAGTGACCGACGCCGAGGGCAATGTGATCTCTGCAAAAATCAAAGTCGGTAAAGGCGGCCATTATGCCAACCTTGACGCACTGGTGATGGACGCGCACGAATCCCTGATTGATGAGCTATACCGCGAAGACCCTGAGCTGGTTGTTATTTGTGGCCGCAAAATCATGACGGATAAATACTTCCCGATGGTGAATAAATTCCAGCCAAACAGCGAGCAGTTAGCCGCCGAGCTGATTATTAGCCAGAAGACAATCGGCAACTTACAAGCTGTGCGTGCGCCGTTCTTCCCGGCTAATGCGATCTTTATTACCACGCTGTCGAATCTGTCGATTTACTACAAAGACGACTCACACCGTCGTTTCATTAAAGACAATCCTGAGCTTGACCAGATTGATAACTTTGAATCTATCAAAGCTGACTTTGTCATCGAGCAGTATGCCGCCGGTTGTCTGGTAGAAAACATCGAAGTACTGGAAACGGTCGAGGATGAAACGCAAACCCCGGCACAGGTTGCCAGCGACTTTGCGAAAGCGTTAACCGACGCCGTGAAGGAAATTGCAGCGGGTGCGCCAGCAAGCAAATCGGCTCCGGCTCAGGACGCGGATAAAAACACCGACGGCAAAGGAGCATAAGTTATGGCTAGCCCTGCACAGCGCCATCTGATGCGGGTCTCAGCAGCGGTAGCCGCGCATCGGGATGATCTCCCGATGCGTCAGGCTAACGCCTACGAGCGCCAACTCCACAAGATGGGCTCTGACCGCGCCAAGTTAAAACAGATCCATTCTGTTGAGAGTAAAGCCATGCATAAGCTCGCCATGCTGCCGGAGTATGCGCCATGGGTGGCGGGTGTATTAGAGGCTCAAGGCGGTAAGCAAGATGATGTGTTAATGACCGTTATGCAGTGGCGTCTCGATGTTGGGGACATTGCCGGTGCATTGGCCATTGCTCGCTATGCCATCCCCCATAAGTTAACCGTGCCAAACAATGCGCGCCCGGTGGGGTATTTGTTCGCCGAAGACGTTGCTTTATGCGCTATGCGCGCCAACCAATTTGGTGAGCCCGTCAGCATTGAGTATTTGCTCGAAACCCTCGAATTAACCGCTGCCGAAGACATGCCCGACCAAGTACGCGCCAAACTGCATAAAGTGATCGGCTATACGCTGCGTGATAACGAGCAACTTGAGCCCGCTCTTACTCATCTATTACGGGCTATGCAGCTTGATAAAAACGCCCACGTTAAAAAAGACATTGAACGACTGGAGAGCGCCCTCAAGCCGAAGCCGCCAAAAGCACCGGCTAAAGCTAAAACCGCCTCGGAGAAGCGCAAAGCACCTGCAAAGTCAGCGCCTCGCCCTCGTGGTAGACCAAGAAAACAAGGCTAAACCCTCCAGTCGTTAACAGAACGCGCCCCGCGCCGGGCGGCACAAAGACAAAAACAGGTTTTTACCTCGCTTTGCGTCTGCGTCCACCGCCCACCTATTTGAGGTTGTTATGGAAATAGTTATTTCCCCCGATGGGGGCGAAGCCGGTGAAATTATTATTCCACCGCCAGATATTGCGCCGCCGATTATCCGCAATACGGATTTTTTTCCTGATGTTGATCCGGCTGTGGTCAGTGAGCGTATTCGCCTCGGCTATGAAGTAACGCCGGTGCGATTAAATGCCGCAATAAAGAGCGCGATGGCCGAGGTTAATGCCGAACTCAGTGAGTATAAAGCCGAGCAAATGGCCGCCGGTTTTGATCGTCTGGCTGACGTTCCCGCCGAGTATATCGATGGTGAAAGCATTAAGTGTTTTTATTATCAGAGTGCCGTTTGTGCGATGACCACTGCCGCTATTTTTGAGGGCTACCGAAGCTATGACTCCAGTGGAAAAGGCGAAGCCAAGGCCGACCGGCTAGAAACGTCAATTGATGACCAGTGGCGCGACATGGGCTGGTTTCTCTCTCGACTCAAAGGGCAATCTCGTTGCCTTATCGAGCAAATCTAATGCGCGTTATCGCCTCACAGGGCGACACCCTCGACGCCCTGTGTTATAGCCATTATGGGCGCACCGAGGGCGTAGTCGAGGCGGTGCTCGCGGTCAATCCGGGGCTTGCCGAGCTGGGTGCGGTGTTACCGCATGGCACCGCGGTCGAGTTGCCGGTCGTTGAGTCCTCGACCGCGTCGGAGACTCTCAACCTATGGGATTAATTCATGAACGAAACCGATAAAAGCATGGTGACGCTATTCCTCATCGGCATGTTGATTGTGGTCGGCAAAGTGCTCGCCGGTGGTGAACCCATCACACCCCGGTTGTTTATAGGGCGCATGTTGCTCGGTGGCTTTGTCTCGATGGTGGCGGGTGTGGCGTTGGTGCAATTCCCTGATTTACCGGGTACTGCCATAAACGGCATTGGTACGGCGCTAGGGATTGCCGGTTATCAGGTGGTGGAAATCTTTATCCAGCGCCGGATTAAAAAAGCAAACAAAAACGACAAAGGGGACAAATAATGGCCGTGATTAAAGTCCATCCAAACGTTGCCGCGTTTCTCGATATGCTGGCATTTTCTGAGGGAACGGCGACCCATCCACTCACCCGTAATCAGGGCTATGACGTGGTGGTCACCGGTATCGATGGCAAACCGGAGATATTCACCGACTACAGCGATCACCCGTTTGCGCACGGTCACCCCGCGAAAACCTTCAACCGACGCGGGGAGCGCTCAACCGCCTCGGGGCGGTATCAGCAGCTTTATCGCTACTGGCCGCACTATAAAACGTTGCTCTCACTGCCTGACTTTAGCCCGTCGTCACAAGACCGCCTCGCGGTGCAATTGCTGACCGAGCAGCGAAGCCTTGCGGATATCGAGCGCGGCGATATTGAGCTCGCGATCGACAAGTGCCGCAATATTTGGGCATCCCTGCCGGGTGCCGGTTACGGTCAACGAGAGCACCGTCTCGACAAATTGGTCGAGGTCTATCGTGCGGCTGGGGGCGAGATTGCTCAATGAAAACGCTGATTATTTTTTTAATAGTGATGGTCACTGTCAGTCTGTGGTGGCTGAAGCACGAGAATAGCGAGCTAGAGCGTCGTCTCAGTAACGCGACCCGCGTGATTGGTATCCAAAAAAATGACCTTGCCACCTTAAACAATCAACTCAACGTGGTGCGCGATAACGCCGACCGCAGCGAACGGGCACAGGTGGAACTGCGTCAGCGGCTCGGGCACGCACAGCAGCTCGCCACCGGCAAAGACCAGAAAATAACGAGGCTACTCAATGAAAATAAAGCGCTGCGTGATTGGTATCAGTCTGCTTTGCCTGATGACATTGCAAGGCTGCACACCCGCCCCGCCTTTGACACCGCCGACGCTTATCTACGTTGGCTGTCCGAAGGTGGCGAGTTGCCCGATACCGGCAAGCCTGCCGAAAACCAACGGCGATCTGAGTGAAGACAACCGCCAATTAGAGCGCGCACTGGTGAACTGTGCGCTACAGGTGGAAACCGTGAAACAGTGCCAGGAGTCACACGATGTTAAAGCCAAAAAGTCTACGTGAAGCGCTAGAGAAAGCCGCGCCGGTGCTGCGTAAAAATCCCGATATGCTGCGTCTGTTTGTGGATAACGGGACGATTGCGAGCACGCTGGCCGCGTCGTTGTCGCATGAAAATATCTATACGCTCAATGTGATTGTGACCGATTATTCTGGCGATCTGGATGTGCTCATTGTGCCGATTAACGCATGGTTACGCGAAAACCAGCCGGATATCATGACCACCGACGAGGGCAAGCGGAACGGCTTCACCTACTTTGCTGACCTGAATAATCACAACAGTATCGATATTAGTTTTAGTCTGCGGCTTTCTGAGCGCGTTATCGTCAAACAGGTGGATAAGGCGCTGCATGTGAAGCACCTTAACGAGCCCCCTATCCCGCAGCCGGTTGAGCGCCCCATGGCGCTCTATATCAATGGCGAGCTAGTGAGTCAGTGGGATGAGTGAGCTCAAACAGTTTGAGGAACGGCTCGCGGGGCTGATTGGCAGCCTAACGCCGGTACAGCGCCGTAAAATTGCGGTGGAAGTGGCGAAGCGCTTGCGCAGCAGTCAGCAGCAGCGCATTAAGCAACAAAAAGCGCCCGACGGCACCCCTTACGCCAGCCGAAAACCGCAACCGGCCAGCGGTAAACGAGGCCGCGTAAAGCGCCAAATGTTCGTCAAGCTGCGCACCAATCGCTTTATGAAAGCACAAGGCTCAAGCGATGCCGCCGTGGTGGAGTTTGTCGGGCGTGTTCAGCGTATGGCGCGGATACATCAAGAGGGATTAAGCGATAAGCCGAACCGCTTTAGCCGTGAAGTGAAATACGATGCGCGGCCTCTGTTGGGCTTTAGTGCCGCAGATAAGCAAATCGTCGAGGAGGTGGTCACTGCATTTCTCAGCGAATGACTAATGACTGTTGTTTGAGTTCCTAGCCTACGGGCTCACATTGCCGCCGAATCCCCTCGGCGGCATCCTTTCTTGTATGAGCACACAATCCCAACTATCCGAAATCTCGCGCCTACTGCGCAACCTTATCCGCACCGGTGTCGTGTCCGAAGTCGATACCGATGGAGCCCTGTGCCGCGTTCAAACCGGCGAATTGCAGACCGGTTGGATTAACTGGCTGGCGCGTCGCGCTGGCCGTTCGCGTGACTGGTGGGCTCCGTCGGTGGGGGAGCAGGTGCTATTGCTGGCCGTTGGCGGCGAACTCGATACCGCCTTTGTCCTGACCGGCATTTACTGCGATGAATTCCCCGCCCCGTCAGCGTCTGCCGATGCTTGGCGCGTCGAGTTTCCTGACGGCGCGGTCATTGAGTACGAGCCTGATACCGGCAAACTCACCGTGAGCGGCATTAAAAGCGCTGATGTGACCGCCTCGGCGTCGGTGGTGGTGACTTGCCCGTCCGTCACCGTGACCGCCAGCCAAAAAATCACCCTAGATACCCCCGAAGTGATTTGCACCAACAAGCTGACCACCGGCTCTATCGAGGTGCAAAAAGGCGGCACGATGAGCGGCACCATCGAACACACCGGCAAATTCACCTCGAACGGCGTGCAGATTGACGATCATGACCACGGCGGCGTAGAGCATGGTAACTCTCGGACGGAGGGAACACGATGACGGCGCGCTATTCCGGCATGAGCCGAGACCACGGCCAGCAGCTCGATGACCTCGCGCATATTCGCCAAAGCGTGCGCGATATTCTTATCACGCCAATCGGCACGCGGGTGATGCGCCGCGAGTATGGTTCGCTCCTGTCAGCGCTTATTGACCAGCCGCAAAACGCCGCGCTCAACCTACAAATTATGGCCGCCTGTTACATGGCGATTTTGAAATGGGAGCCCCGCGTCAGGCTCACGGCCATTACGTTCGATAACCGGTTTAACGGTGAAATGTTTGTCGATATCACCGGCCAACTGACCGACACCGGCGGCACTTTCTCTCTTAACGTACCTGTGAGTTAATCCATGGCAACCATTGACCTGAGCCAGCTCCCCGCGCCCGATGTGGTCGAGGTGCTGGACTACGAAAGCATTTTAGCCGAGCGCAAGGCGACGCTGTTGTCACTGTGTGACGAGAGCCAGCGCGAAGCGGTGGCGCGTACCTTACAGCTTGAATCCGAGCCCTTGACCAAGTTGCTCGAAGAAAGCGCCTACCGCGAGGTGATGTGGCGTCAACGGGTGAACGAAGCCGCCCGAGCGAACATGCTGGCCTATGCCACCGGCGGCGATCTTGATAACCTCGGCGCGAACTATAACGTTGAGCGTCTGGTTATCACACCCGCCGACACCACCGTCATTCCCCCTCTGGCCGCCGTGCTGGAGTCCGACAACGATTTTCGGGTACGTATTCAGCAAGCCTTTGAAGGGTTAAGCGTGGCCGGTTCAGTGGGTGCGTATCAATTCCATGGCCGCAGTGCCGACGGTCGAGTCGCCGACGTGTCGGTCGTCAGTCCGTCACCAGCGTGCGTCACCGTCTCGGTGCTTTCGCGTGAAGGGAACGGCGCGGCCAGTGACGAATTAATTCAGAAAGTCGATTTAGCGCTCAACGCCGAGGACGTGCGCCCCGTTGCCGACCGTGTGACAGTGCAAAGCGCCAAAATTGTGCCGTATCAGATTGAGGCTGAGCTCTATCTCTATCCGGGGCCGGAAGTCGAGCCGGTGCGACAAGCTGCCGAGGCCAAGCTGAAAGCCTACATCACCGCTCAGCACCGCCTCGGGCGTGACATTCGCAAATCTGCCATCTATGCCGCGCTGCATGTGGAAGGTGTGCAGCGTGTTGAGCTCGCACAGCCGGTGGCCGATATCGTGCTCGATGAGACTCAGGCGTCCTATTGCTCTGATTATGCGATCACCATTGGGGGCGCGGATGAGTGATAACCGCCTGTTACCGGTTGGCTCGTCGCCGCTGGAGGTGGCCGCCGCGATTGCCTGCGCTGAGATAGAACGAACCCCGATACCCCTGCGCCAGCTCTGGAACCCGAAAACCTGCCCCGTCAACCTGTTGCCCTATCTGGCGTGGGCGTTTTCGGTTGACCGCTGGGATGCCACATGGCCGGAAGAAACCAAACGCGAGGTGATTGCGGCGGCGTATTACATCCACAGCCGCAAAGGCACCATTAGCGCGGTGCGCCGCGTGGTTGAGCCGCTGGGCTATGTGATTAACGTCAATGAATGGTGGGAGACCAATGACCCGCCCGGCACCTTTCGGCTTGATATTGGCGTACTGGAAAGCGGTATCACCGAGGAAATGTATCACGAGATGGAGCGGCTTATTGCGGACGCCAAACCCGCCAGTCGCCACCTCATCGGACTCAATATTATTCAAGATATCGCCGGTTATGCCTACACCGGCGTCGCCCTGTACGACGGCGACATTATTACCGTTTACCCTGACCAAGAGAGCTCACCCGATGGCACAAAAATATAAGGCGGTACTGACCAAAATCGGCGCGGCCAAGATTGCCGCCGCGACTGCGGGCGGCACCAAAATTAATCTGACCCAAATGGCCGTCGGTGACGGCGGCGGCACCTTGCCCACGCCTGACCCGGCACAAACCGAGCTGATTGCTGAAAAGCACCGCGCCGCGCTCAATAAAGTGATCGTCGACCCGAAGCATAAAAACTATCTGGTGGCCGAGTTGGTTATCCCGCCTGAGATTGGCGGCTTTTGGATGCGTGAGCTCGGTCTCTATGATGAGGTCGGTGCATTGATTGCGGTCAGTAATATGGCAGAGAGTTACAAGCCGCTGTTATCCGAGGGCTCAGGCCGTGCGCAGACCCTGCGCATGGTGGTGATTGTCAGCGATATGGATACGGTCAATTTGCTTATTGACAGCTCGACCGTGCTCGCTACGCAGGAATACGTTGATGAAAAGCTATTAGAGCATGAGCAATCGCGCCGCCATCCTGACGCCACGCTCAAGGAGAAAGGTTTTACCCAACTGAGCAGCGCGACCAATAGCACCAGTGAGGCGTTGGCCGCTACGCCGAAAGCGGTGAAGGTGGTTTATGACTTGGCGAGTGCCAAATATACCGCGCAGGATGCAACCACAAACCAAAAAGGCATTGTTCAGCTTAGCAGTGCCACCAATAGCACCAGCGAAACATTAGCCGCCACGCCGAAAGCGGTGAAAGCCGCGTATGACAAAGCGACCGAGGCTGACAAAAACGCCCAAACCGCCGACGACAATGCGGGCAAGGCCAACGAGAACGCCAATACGCGCCTAGAAAAAAACAAGAATCTGTCTGACCTCAACGATAAACCGCAGGCGCGTAAGAATTTAGAACTCGGCACCGCTGCCACCTCAAACGCTCAAAAATCGGCTACAGATGGCACTGCCAATGCCTTGATGGCGAATGGGGCTTGGGGGCTGGGCGGCCTAACACCTGTAGTCGGAACGGATGCTCTTACGTGTTTTTATTCTGGTGGTGTGGGTGCAAAACCAAACCCTGTAAACGATCGGGGATTTGCTTTCATGAATCTAGCTGTTTCTGGCTCATATAGTTGTCGATTAGCACTGGATTATACAAATGCGGCACCGAGGATTTTTTATCAAAATATTCTCAATAATACATATAACCCTTATATCGAGTTTTACACTACCGCTAACAAACCTAACGCAGCAGATAACGATTTTGTATCCAAATCTAATGGCGGTACGTACAACAACGCAATAAAGATAATCTCTGATAATTCTCTGACATTACAAGCTAAGAGCAGTGGCAGGTCTCAGTATATTTTAGCGATTAACTCATCAGGGGCTAATTATTGGTTCATTGGTGCAGGGAGTGATAGTAACAAAAATGTCGCGTTTCAGAATTATATTAGCGGTGCATCCATAACATTAGGTGAGGATGGGGTAATCTCACTGAGTAGTAACACAACCATCAGTGGAAGTGTCACTCCAACAAATTACGCTAATTTTGATGACCGATATATGGGTAGATCAAATGCTTATACAAAATCGGAATCTGATGCACGATATGTATCTGACGTCCAGTTGGGAGCGGGTACAAGAGTAACGACATGGAACTCATCGGGTAACTGGCCAAATCGCGCCGGTTATATTATCACATCGGTTTTCAAAGATGCTAAAGACCAGAATTTTGATGGAGTACATTACGCTCCTCTTCAAAAGAAGGTTGGTAGTACTTGGTATACCGTTAATGGAGGCACAATTTAATGACAAAACTCCAGATAATCAGAAACTTTAAAGTTGTTGCGGCTCCCAATAATCGCCAACCAACTAAAAGAGAAACCGATTTAGGTGTCATTTTTCTTGAGTCACAGGATGGTCAAGATTGGTATGAGTGTCAGGCTTCATTCTCTGATGATACAGTTAAAATCATGTATGACAGCACAGGGGTTATTATGGCAGTGGTTGATAAGCCAGTGCCTCAGCGCGGTAATGTGTATGCGGTTTCTATGCTCTGGCCCGTTGAAATGTCCGTTGCCGAAGTG